ATATTTTCGATACGCGTTCTCGTCCAGAAAATCATGATTTTATGTTTGACCTGATACTTCTTCTCAAAAAAATCGAGTCACAAAACTTGAGTTTAAACTTTAAGAATTTGGATATGGCAAGTGATAAAATACGAAAGATACTGCCCAAGATCAAAGACACATCTTGCATTATTAGTTACAACCCATGGGGCACCATTACAGGTCGCTTGACGACTAACAAGAACAGCTTCCCTATTTTAACCCTGAACAAGGAGCTGAGGCCGGCCTTACAGCCAAAAAACAGTTATTTTCTAGAACTGGATTATAATGCTGCAGAAATTAGGGTTTTGTTTTCTCTCCTGGGCCAGACACAACCAAGCGGCGATATCCATAATTGGATTGCAGAAAATATTTTTGATAACAAACACGACCGCGCCCAGAGCAAAAAGAAGGTTTTCGCATGGCTCTACAATCCAAAAGCTAAAAATAAAAAATTAAATAGCTATTTGAATCGAGATGCTTTATACGATAAATATTATAAAGATGGCTACGTAGAAACACCGTTTGGACGCAAGATCAAAGTGTCAGAAGACAAGGCAGTTAATTATCTCATACAGAGCACAACTAGTGATTTGTTCTTGACATCTGCAATCAAAGTTGATAAGATGTTAGAAAATAAAAAATCTAATATATGCTTTTGTGTACATGATAGCTTGGTATTGGACTATGCTGAGGAGGATCAGAGCATCTTAAATGAAGTTGCACAAGAATTTTCAAATACCAAATTTGGCTTTTTTAACACAAATTTGAGTCTAGGCAAAAATTTTGGAAGTATGAGGAAGGTGAGATGAATATTGTTGGCTTGGGAAGCGCCGGATGCCAAATAGCTAAAAACTTCCAGGATTATGGACAATATCAAGTTTTTTGTATTGATGTAGAAGATAAAGGGTACCCCACCTTTTTACCTCTAAAACATCAAATTTCTCATGAGAATTATGAAAAAAACTATAAAAAGCTGAAATTAGCAAAGTGCAAAGGAGAAACAACTTTCATCGTGAGCGGGACAGGAAATGTCAGTGGTTGCAGCTTGAGGATATTGGAACAATTAAAAGAGAATCCAATTACAATTATCTATGTAAAACCTGATATTGTACAAATATCAGATGAGCAGGCTCTAAAAGATAGAGCTACTTTTGGCATAATGCAGCATTACGCTAGGTCGGCGTTGTTTGAAAATATGTATATTATTTCTAATAGTTTGGTTGAGGCCGCAGTTGAAACTGTGTCAATCAAAAGCTATTGGGAGGATATAAATAATATAATTTCAAGTACATACCATATGTTAAATGTATTTAACAAAACAGAACCATTGTTGACGGTGTCCTCTCCCAAGCCTATTACGGCAAGAATTGGCACTATGGGCGTTGTTAACTATGAAACTAACAAAGAAAAATTATTTTACGATATGCAGTATCCAAGATCAAAAAATTATTTTTATGGTATTAGTGAGAAGACGCTGGAAGAAGACAAAGAAACGCTACACAGTATACGTTCTTTTGTAAGAGCACAGGCTGCTGAAAGAGTGGCAGCAAATTTTAAAATTTATTCAACAAACTACGAACACAACTACATTTATTCGACGCATTATGCGTCATTTATTCAGGAACAAAAAATAGAATAATATATTTTACTTCTAATTTAAAGTTATTATTTTGTATAATAGACGGTCGGAAGATTAGCCGACTGTACTATAGCTAAAAGCAAAAAGGAGAAATACAAATGGGTATTGATTTAGCAAAAATGAAGGAAAAGCGCGACGCCCTAGAAAATCGCGGCGGTCAGAGTGTTTTCTGGCGACCAGACGACGGAGAGACAACGATTCGAATCGTACCAACTCCCGATGGAGATCCGTTTAAGGAGTATTGGTTTCATTACAACTTGGGCAGAAACCCAGGTTTTTTGAGCCCGAAGAGAAATTTTGGTGAAGATGATCCGCTAAATGACTTTGTTCGTCAACTATACAAGGAAGGATCTGATGAATCTATTAAGATGGCCAAAGACTTGTCTGCTCGTCAACGCTTCTTCGCACCGGTTCTAGTGCGCGGCGAGGAAGATAAGGGTGTACGACTATGGGGCTTCGGTAAGACTGCATACAAAGAATTACTGAACCTTGTTCTTAACCCTGAATACGGTGATATCACCGATACTGATGAGGGCACTGATTTGACCATCAATTATGGTAAGCCACCTGGAGCACAGTTCCCACAAACTACAATTACGCCTCGCCGTAAGCCGTCGGCTATGGCTGGGACTGAGGAGGAGATTGGTAAATTTTTAGATCAAATTCCTGATTTTGATTCTGTCTTCGAGCGAAAGACACCGGAGCAGGTCCAAGTCATGTTGGATGAGTTTTTGCTTAGTGAGGATGACGCAGAAGATGTTTCTGTTGAAACCACAAAATATAGCAAGTCCACCGGCGGTACTGCCGTTGACAAGGCTTTTGCTGAACTTCTATCATAAGTTCCTCCACCGCAGGGAGGCCTGGGTTTACAGAGGTCTCATTTTAAAATTTATTTAACAACTAATTAAGGTTATGGACATTTTCATAATAATAGCCATGTCAATTGGTTTGTTTATATCGGGTATGTCACTTGGTGCTTATATAGAAAACAAAAGACTTTATTCAGTAAAACTTGTTAAAAGCATTAATCAATCTCTCAAAGAAACACAACAATTATTGATTCCGCTAACAGACAAGATAACACATTTTGATATGAGACAAAGGCACTTTATAAACCATACTCTCGTTGATTATAGATATATGAGGGATCCAGAGGAAACGATGGACATCCCTGTTTACGAGTCACTAACAAGCGAACTAGATTTAAAAGAGGAAGAATGGCGAGAAAATCAAAGAAACTGGGAAGATTAAGTATTGGTGAGATGAGAAATCTCATTAACAAAAAGGCCGGCATTGAAGTAGCTTTTGATCTAACAAAAGAAAACCCAACACAAGTTAAAGATTGGATTTCTACTGGTTCACGCTGGCTTGATAGCATTATTTGCCGTGGGCAATTGGCGGGTATACCAGTTGGCAAAATTGTAGAAATCGCTGGCCTTGAGGGCTCAGGGAAGTCGTATATGGCAGCACAGATAGCAGCTAATGCTCAAAAAATGGGCATGGATGTTGTATACTTTGATTCTGAGTCAGCCATTGATCCAAGCTTCCTAACAAACGCCGGCTGTGACATCGACAACTTGTTGTACACACAACCTCCTAGCGTTGAGTATGTCTTGGAGACTATTGAAGAATTACTAGGCTCAAATGACAATAGAATGTTGTTTATCTGGGACTCACTAGCTCTGACTCCTTCTGTGAGTGATGTAGAGGGCGATTTTAACCCTCAATCTTCGATGGCAGTTAAGCCTAGAATTCTGGCTAAAGGAATGTCCAAATTGACAGTTCCTATCGCCGCCTCCAAATCAACTTTTTTGGTCTTAAACCAGCTTAAAACAAATATTACCCGGAGCCCATCCGAAGCTATGACAACACCATATGTCACGCCCGGTGGAAAAGCGATGCACTACGCATACTCATTGCGTATCTGGCTGACAAAACGCAAGGCCAAGGCCTCGTTCATCGTGGACGATAATGGATATAGAGTTGGCTCTGAAGTCAAGACAACATTAAAGAAGAGCCGTTTTGGTACGGAAGGACGCCAATGTACTTTTAAAATTCTTTGGGGCGAAAACGTAGGCATCCAAGATGAAGAAAGTTGGCTAGAAGCCATAAAAGTTTCTGATAATTTAAGACAATCAGGCGCATGGTACGACCTTGTTTACAAAGATGGCACCAGCGAAAAGTTCCAAGCCGCTAAGTGGAAAGAAAAATTACAAAGCGAGAAATTTAAAAATAGAGTACTTCAAATAATGGATGAAGAGATTATTATGAAGTTCATTAATCGATCTGGTGATGCAGCCAGCTTCTATAACATTGATAAGGAGGAAGAAAATGCATGAATTAATTATTCAAATTTGTTTTGTCGTGGCCGGTGTGGTAACAGGTTGCACTGACGGCCATATACAAACAAGCGATCCGTATTTGACGAGTCAGGAGGTGTCACCTGTATATGTATATGATGCACCTCAATGTGTTAGTAACCACTACCACAGATCTCACACACCGTCGATTACCGTCGGCGCGCTTCGTTTGTATTGGCCTACATACACAAGCCATCACCGAGCACATCCTTGGTGCACTAACGCTCACAGTCACTACCATGGAAATCATTGGTATACCTGGAAGAAGAAGTACAAGACTTGGAACAGGCACAACCACCACGCTCACCGCCCGGGCGCCCATTATGGACATCATAAGAAGCACAAGAAACGGAAGGTTATTGTACATCGCCCCGGTCCTTCGAAGGTGGTTATTAAGCCAAAGGGAAAATATAACCATCATCGCAAGCACAAGGCGAAGTCACGACACCATAGATCAGGCCCGGCGAACGTGATTATCAAGCCGAAAAAAAACAAGCCTAATAAAAGTAAAAGCCGCAAATATCATCACAAGAAGAAGGCTCACAAGAAGAACCCGAGGTCAAAGGTACAAAAAAATTATCGGCGTAATAATTCAAAAACCAAGTTAAATAT